GACGAGGCGATGAAACGCGAGCGGGCCAAGGACCTGTCGGCACCCATCGTGATCGGCGTGGACCCGGCGCGGTTTGGGTCCGACAGCACGGTCATCGCCGTGCGGCAGGGTCGCGACATCATCGCAATCAAGCGGCACAAGGGCGACGACACCATGGAGACCGTGGGACGGGTCATAGAGGCCATCGAGGAGTACAAGCCAGCCATGGTCGTCGTGGACGAGGGAGGGCTGGGGGCGGGCGTCGTAGACCGCCTGAAGGAGCAACGGTACAAGATCAGGGGCGTGAACTTCGGGTCCAAGTCGAAGAACCCGCTCATGTGGGGAAACAAGCGCGCCGAGATGTGGGGCGAGATGCGCGAGTGGCTCAAGACGGCCAGCATCCCGAACGACCGCTACCTGAAGAGCGACCTCATCGGGCCTATGATGAAGCCCGACAGCCGGGGTACGATCTTCTTGGAGAGCAAGAAGGATATGAAGTCGAGGGGGCTGGCGTCACCCGACGCGGCGGACGCCATCGCGGTGACGTTTGCGTTTCCGGTGGCCCGGCGCGAGGCCATTGACCGCAACCCGCGCAGAGGGTACTCTGCCGCTGGAATTTCAACTTCTTGGCTTGGAGCCTGACATGGCTAACACAAAACCAATCGGCGTTGCGTTCGAAGACCAGAACATCATCGGCGCAGATTACGTCTACGCTGCTGGCGAGATTGGCTACAGCGCAGCCGGGCAGGGCACGGTCACGCAGGCCACCGACAAGACCACGGGCGTGACGCTCAACAAGTCAATGGGCCGCATCACCATGAACGGCGCGGCGCTGGCCGGAGCCACTGCGGTGTCGTTTACGCTGACGAACTCGCTGCTGAGCACCAAGGACGTGATTGTCGTGTGCATCAGCGGCGGCGCAACCGCCACGGCGTACTCCGTCTACGTGTCCAGCATGGCTGCTGGCTCGGCGGTCATCACGCTGCGCAACCTGACGGCGTCCACGTCATACTCGGAAGCGGTTGTGGTCAACTTTGCGATCATCCACGGCGCTCCGTAACATGCCGCTGGTCAAGTCGTCCTCCAAAGGTGCCTTCCGCAGCAACGTCAAAGCGGAAGTGGCGGCGGGTAAGCCGTTGAAACAGGCCCTTGCCATCGCGTATTCGACCAAGCGCGCGGCGGAAACCCCGAAAGCAAAGCCTACGGCCAAAAAGGGCAGATAATGGCTAAGAAGTCCGTCTCACTGTCCGTTGGACGTGGCGAGAAGCTCGCCACCAAGGAAGGCGCGGGCCTGACGGCCAAGGGCCGCGCCAAGTACAACGAAGCGACGGGCAGCAAACTGAAGCCGCCCGCGCCAAACCCCAAGACAGACGCGGACAAGGGCCGTAAAGCATCATTTTGCGCGCGAATGGGTGGGGTCGTAGCCAAGTCTGCCAACGCCGACCGCGCAAAAGCATCTATGAAGAGGTGGAACTGTGGCTAGCAAACCGGGACTGTACGCCAACATCAACGCCAAGAAAGACCGCATTGCAGCCGGTTCAGGCGAGAAAATGCGCAAGCCGGGCGCGGCTGGCGCTCCGACTGCCAAGGCATTCAAGGAATCTGCCAAGACCGCTAAGCCTATGGCCAAAAAGGGCAAATGATGGCTGCGAACGACGTAGAAGCTGCCGGTAAGGTCTCCGAAGCTGACGACCACGACCGTCTGGCGACTATGCGCTCGCGGTTTACGATGGCGTTGTCGGCCTATTCGGACAGTCGCGAGGACGAGCTGGACGACCTGCGCTTCATGGCGGGGTCGCCCGACAACCAGTGGCAGTGGCCCGCTGACGTGCTGGCGACCCGTGGCTCCGTGCAGGGCCAGACGATCAACGCGCGGCCGTGCCTGACGATCAACAAGCTGCCGCAGCACGTCCGTCAGGTGACGAACGAGCAGCGCCAGAACCGGCCAACCGGCAAGGTTATCCCGGCGGACGACAAGGCCGACGTGGCCGTGGCGGAAATCTTCGACGGCATGGTGCGTCACATCGAGTACATCTCGGACGCCGACGTGGCCTACGACACCGCCTGCGACAACCAGGTCACCTACGGCGAGGGCTACATCCGCCTGCTGACGGAATACTGCCGCGAGGACAGCTTCGATCAGGATCTAAAGATCGGGCGCGTCAGGAACTCGTTTTCGGTCTACATGGACCCAACAATCCAAGACCCGTGCGGCTCAGACGCCAATTGGTGCTTCCTGACGGAAGACCTGACCAAAGAAGAATACGAGCGCATGTTCCCGAACGCCTCGCCGGTCAGCTCCATGATGTCGCAGGGCGTGGGCGACCAGTCGTTGAGCCAGTGGCTGAGCGAGGACACGGTCCGCATAGCGGAATACTTTTACATTGAACACAAGTCGGTCAAACTCAACCTGTACCCGGACAATGTGACCGCCATCGACGGCACCCCGCAGGACAAGCAGCTCAAGCTGATGTTCCAGAAGCCGATACGCAGCCGGAATGTCGATAAAAAGCAGGTAAAATGGCTTAAAACCAACGGTTTTGAGGTCTTGCAGGAGCAGGACTGGGCCGGAAAGTGGATACCTGTCATTCGCGTTGTCGGAAACGAGTGGGAAGTGGACGGGCAGCTCTACGTGTCCGGTCTGGTGCGCAACGCCAAGGACGCGCAGCGCATGTACAACTATTGGGTGAGCCAGGAAGCCGAAATGCTGGCTCTGGCCCCCAAAGCGCCGTTTATTGGCTACGGCGGCCAGTTTGAAGGCTACGAGAACCAGTGGAAGACGGCCAATACGACCAATTGGCCCTACCTTGAGGTCAATCCCGATGTCACAGACGGTGCAGGATCGGCTCTACCGCTGCCGCAGCGTGCTGCACCGCCGCTCGCTCAGACTGGCCTTATACAGGCTAAGATGGGTGCTTCGGATGACATCAAGTCTACCACGGGTCAGTACGACAGTTCACTTGGCGCGGCCAGCAACGAACGGTCAGGCCGAGCCATTCTGGCTCGTGAAAAACAAGGCGATACGGGTACGTATCACTACGTAGACAACCTCTCGCGGGCCATCCGCTACGTCACGCGGCAGCTCGTGGACATCATTCCTAAGATTTACGATACAGAGCGTGTCGCGCGCATCGTCGGCCTTGACGGCGAAGTCGGCATGGTCAAGGTCAACCCACAGCAGCCGGAGCCTGTCAAGTCCATCGTGGACCAGACGGGCATCGTGATGGAGAAGGTCTACAACCTGTCGGTTGGCGTGTACGACGTGTGCGTCACGACCGGGCCGGGCTACATGACCAAGCGTCAAGAGGCGCTTGACGCCATGTCGATGCTGCTTCAGTCGAACCCGGACCTCTGGAAGGTCGCTGGCGACCTGTTTATCAAAAACATGGATTGGCCGGGCGCGCAGGAGATGGCCGCGCGGTTTGCCAAGATCATTGACCCGAAGGTCATGGAAGGTGAAGATCAGTCCCCTGAGATGCAGCAGGCCAAGCAGCAGATTGAGGCCATGACGCAGCACATGCAGCAGATGGAAGGCATGTTGAAGCGCGTTGAGCAGTCAATGGAAGCCCAACAGCTTGACATCAAGCGGTTCGACTCGGAAGTGAAGGCATATGATGCTGAAACTAAGAGAATTTCTGCGGTGCAGGCTTCAATGTCTGAAGAGCAGATACATGACATCGTCATGGGGACAATCCACGCAGCGATTGATACAGGCGACTTGGTCAGCGGGATGCCGTCTCGTAGCCAGTTGGAACAAAACGAAATGGGCGAAGCGCCTGAAGCTCCTCCGCAGATGGGTCAGCCGCCTATGGGTGAGCCGCCTGCTGGACCGCCTCCGCAGCCTGAAATGATGGGACAAGGCCAATGAAACCCGCTGAATTCATCGGTTGCATGTTCTTGGCGCGGGATGTGGCCCATTCCGTCCACCTGAACACGCGCAGCTTTGCCAAACACATGGCCTTGAACACTTTCTACGACGAGATTGTCGGTCTGGCCGACTCTTTTGCTGAGGCGTACCAAGGCCGACACGGGCTGGTCGGCCCCATCACGTTGCATTCGGCCAAAAAGACATCTAATATCGTGGAGTTCCTGACCGACAGCCTGGCTGAGCTTGAAGACGCCCGGTATAAGGTCTGTAACAAGGACGAGACGGCCATCCAGAACATCATCGACGAGATCGTCGGTCTGTACCTGACGACCCTTTACAAACTTCGCTTCTTGGCGTGAGGCTCTGATATGGAACTTTTGAACCCGCTTATTGGCGACCAGTTTGTAGCGCGCACGGTGTCCTACACCGGCACTGCTGGCTCGACTAGTACTTGGCCCGCTGGCCCACAGGGCGTCGTCGTCTGGTCCGATCAGGCGTGCTACATCTTGGTTGGCGAGGGCGTGACCGCCACGACAGCCAACGGCACACCGCTCCCGGCCAACACGCCGGTCCCCTTCGTCGTACCTAGCGGCACGGGCGCGCCTTGGCGCGTCAGCGCCATACAGGTCAGCACGGGCGGCACGCTGTACGCGAAGCCGATCAACATCCGATGAGCTTTGGCATCCCCGTCCGAAACGGCCTTGGGCTTGGTTTGCTGGCGTCTACGTCGCTGGCAACCGGCAATGTTGGTTACGGCCCAAGCGGCAACGGCCTCGTCTGGGGCGCGGGTAACTACCTTGTCTGGGACACCGGCAACTTCTTGACTTGGGGTTAACACATGACGGACATCAACCTTAAAACCCTCACGCCCGATACGTCGCTGCCGACGACGGGGTTCCTGTTTGGTGCGGACAGTCAGGCAACCGCCAGCCCGTCCGTCTACGGGGTTACAACGGCAATTACAACCATACTGGGCAACGCCGCGTCTAGCGATGCGCTTGTCTTCAACTCCGACACTACCTTTTCTCGCGGGGCGATACGTAACTTTCGCTTTGGAGCCGCAGATGCAGCCACGGCCCTTGCCCAGACGCTCTCCGTTCAGTCTGTTGTGGCGGGGACGAGTAACACCGCTGGCGCTGCCTTCACGATCACCGGCTCGCAGGGCACTGGCACAGGGGCTGGCGGCTCGCTGATCTTCCAAGTGGCTCCGGCTGGTATTTCTGGCACGGCGCAGAATGCGTTGAGCACGGCGCTGACGATTGCACCAACTCAAATTTCGTCGGGCTTTCCATTTTCCATTACAACTTCAGTGGGTGCTGGCGCGGCCTCGTTTGTAGTTCAAAACAATACCTCAAGTGGTGGGTATAGTACTGGCATTGATATTCTTTCTCCAAGCATGGTGGCGGGGGACCTACAAACAACGCTTCGGTTTGGCCGCAACTTAAGCACTTATAATATTGGGTACGTTTCATTTTTATATGTTGGAAATGGGAGCGCATCTAACGCGATACGTTTTGAATTTCAAGCTGGCCCGTCGTTGGCTTTTACGGCAGGCGGTCTGTTTCAATTTCTTGGCGCTACCTCGTCTTTCCCCGCCCTCAAACGTTCCAGTACCACGCTTCAGGCCCGCCTTGCTGACGACAGCGCCTTTGCGTCCGTGCAGGGCAAACTGACCACCGACACAGCCTACACAGCCGGTGCGCTTGTGCCAACAGGCTACATCACCATTTACGACAGCACGGGCACTGCATACCGCGTCCCCTGCCTCGTCTAACGGAACCTGACATGATCACGCTTAACCTCACCAACGAAGAAGCCAACGCGCTGGGCGCACTGCTGGACGCAGCCGTCAAGGCGACAGGCATTCAGGGGGCCAAAGCCGCCGTTGTGCTCTTTGAGAAACTGGAACAGGCCGCCAAAGCGTCCCAGACCGTGGAGCCGACAGAATGACAAATTCCTACCAGTGGGCCGTGAACTCCATGACGGCGTACCCGGAAGCCGAGGGCGAAACCAACGTCGTCTTTCAGATTGCTTGGGTGCTGTCAGCCACGGACGGCACGTACAACGCCGCCGCATACGGCTCGGTTGACACGACCTACGTCGCCGGGACACCGTTTACCCCGTACGATCAGTTATCGCTCGATCAGGTCAACGGCTGGGGCTCCACCGCGCTCGGCCCGGACGGTATCGCCAAGGCTCAGGCCGACTGCGACGCGGCCATCGCCGCCCAGCAGGACACGTCCAAGCCTGTCACGCCGCCCCTGCCGTGGAACATCCCGACGCCCGCGCCGGAGCCTGTGCCGCCGGTTGAAGAGCTGGTCTGATTATTGACGCCGACGACGCCTTGTCGTAATGTCAAGCCCTAACCGTACTGGTGAGGTTCACCAGGTATCCGAAAGGACACTCAGCATATGAGCGATGAAGCTCTAGACCTACCAGCGGATGACACCGCGCCGGTTGCAGAAGCCACGGCAGCTCCTGTTCCTGTTGATACCCAGCCGGATGAATCCACGACGGAAGCCTCAAAGTCTTTCACACAGGAAGAACTTGACGCCATTGTCGGAAAGCGTCTTGCACGCGAACAGCGTAAGTGGGAACGAGAGCAGGCCCAGCGCGTTGCGGACTTTGAGGCCCGAAAGGCCGTCTCAGTCACACCGCCCGACGTTAACGATTTTGACAATGCCCAAGCCTACGCGGAAGCGTTGGCGGAACGCAAAGCTCAAGAGATGTTGGCCCGGCGCGAGACAGCAAAGCAGCAAGCTCAGCTTCTGGATGTCTATCACGAAAAGGAAGAGGACGCGCGGGTCCGCTACGACGACTTCGAACAGGTCGCGTACAACCCAAACCTCCCCGTCACGGACGTGATGGCCCAGACGATCCAGTCTTCGGACAACGGCCCCGATGTCATCTATTGGCTTGGGTCCAACCCGAAGGAAGCTGGCCGTATCGCTGCCCTTCCGCCCATCCTGCAAGCGCGAGAGATCGGTCGAATTGAAGCCAAACTGGCTGCAAGCCCTCCGATTAAAAAGACCTCAAATGCTCCCGCGCCTATTAATCCGATTGCAAATGCCAGATCGTCTGGCAAGCAGGTTTACGATACCACCGACCCCCGCTCAGTGAAAAACATGAGCACGTCGGAGTGGATCGAAGCCGAGCGTATGCGTCAGATTAAGAAGCAGGAAGCGCAGCGCAACCGCTAGCTCTTGAAAGTGTAAAACAATGGCTAACAGCCTTCTTACCATCGACATGATCACCCGGAAGTCTCTCGAAATCCTTGAGAACAACCTGGTCATCACCCGCAACGTCAACCGCCAGTACGACGACTCGTTCGCCGTTGAAGGCGCTAAAATCGGCTCGACCCTCCGCATTCGCCTGCCCGACCGCGCTCTGGTCACGGACGGCGCTGCGCTTCAGGTTCAGGACGACAACGAGCAGTTCACGACCCTGACCGTCTCCTCGCAGAAGCACATCGGCGTGAACTTCACGTCCGCTGAGCTGACGATGCAGTTGGACGATTTTGCGGAACGTGTGCTCAAGCCGCGTATCTCGCAGCTCGCGTCCAGCATTGACGCCGATGTCGCCAACTCGTTCCAGTCGATCTACAATTCGGTTGGCACGCCCGGCACCGTCCCGTCCACTTCGCTTGTCCTGCTTCAGGCCCAGCAGAAGCTGAACGAGTTCGCCACTCCGATGTCCCCGCGCTACGCGACGGTCAACCCGGCTGCGAACGCTGGCCTTGTTGAAGGCATGAAGGGCCTCTTCAACCCGACCTCCACCATCAGCCGCCAGTTCAAGAACGGCATGATGGGCGAAGGCATCCTCGGCCTTGAAGAAGTCAACATGTCCCAGTCGATCCGTCAGTTTCTGACCGGCTCGGCCGTGCGTACCGACTCCCTCACGGTCACGTCCACCCTGTCTACGCAGGGCATCAGCACGATCTCGTTCTCTGGCGCTACCAACGCAAAGACCCTCGTCCCCGGCGATGTCTTTACGATTGCCAACGTGTACGCGGTCAACCCGCAGGTTCGTGAGTCCACTGGTTCGCTCCAGCAGTTCGTCGTGACCAACACGGTCACTTCGGCCAGCACGGCGTTTACCAGCGTCACGTTCTCTCCTGCCATCTACACCTCAACGAACGCCCTCGCGACCGTTGACTCGTTCCCCGCGTCCGGCGCTGCCGTCACCTTGCTTGGTTCGGCCAGCACCTACTACCCGCAGAACCTTGTGTACCACAAGGACGCGATCACCTTCGCCACCGCCGACCTTCTGCTTCCGCAGGGCGTCGATATGGCCTCGCGTCAGGTCCACAACGGCATCTCGCTCCGCATTGTGCGCCAGTACGACATCAACAACGACCGTATGCCGTGTCGTATTGACGTGTTGTACGGTTTCAACACAATCCGCCCGCAGATGGCCACTCGCCTCTGGGGCTAAGCTAACCCGCCCCCGGCCAACGCCGGGGGCACCTCCTTTTCTTGAAAGGCTCTTAACATGGCTCTCCCTTCTGTTGGCGGTGGCTATCAGTTTAATGATGGCAACCTGAATGAAGTTAAACTCACCGTTGCCCTTGTACCGACTACGGCAACCGACAGCGCCACGCTGACGGCTGCTCAGTTGCTCAACGGCATCATCATCGGCACGCCGACGACAACGGCCGCTTACACGCTGCCTTTGGCGACCGACCTCGACGCCGTGCTGACGAACTCCAAGCCCGGCTCGACGTTTGACTTCCGCGTCATCAACACGACGACGGCGGGCGTCATCACCGTGACCACCAACACTGGCTGGACCATCGGCAGCAGCGGCTCGCAGGGTCTTATGACCGTTGCGGCCACGGCTGGCACCGTGCGCGGCTTCCGTGCGCGTAAAACGTCTGACGGCGCTTGGGCGCTTTACGCTCTCTCGTAAGCAAACCGGCCCCTGCTTCGGCAGGGGCCACCTTTACAGGAAATTTTATGCACATCTATCTGCGCCACCCGGACCACGGCACCAAGGTTGCCACGATGGACCTTGAAGCGATTTATGATGAAGAGAACGGCTGGACGCGCTATACTCCCGGCCAGCCTGCGGTAAGTGCGTCGGCTAACGAACTGGTCTCCAGACGGCGCGGGCGTCGTCCTTCGGTTGAGGAAGTAGCGGCAGATGACAACGACAGCGGGCGATCAGATTAATGGCGCGCTTCGTCTTCTCGGCGTCCTAGCCGAAGGCGAAACCCCGTCTGCGGCCACGTCGCAGGATGCGTTGAACGCGCTCAACCAGATGATTGACTCGTGGAACACCGAGCGATTGGCCGTGTTCTCCACGCAGGACCAGGTGTTCAGTTGGCTGCCCGGCCTTATCTCGCGCACGCTGGGGCCAACCGGCGACTTTGTCGGCAACCGCCCGATCCTGCTGGACGACTCCACCTACTTCAAAGACCCGGCCAGCGGCATCTCCTACGGCATCAAGATCATCAACCAGCAGCAGTACGATGGCATCGCCGTCAAGACTGTCACCAGCACCTACCCGCAGGTGATCTGGATCAACATGAGCTACCCCGACATTGAGATGTACGTCTACCCGGTGCCGACCAAGGTGCTGGAATGGCATTTCGTCTCGGTTGAGGAGCTGACGCAGCCCGCGCTGCTGTCTACCGCGCTGTCTTTCCCGCCGGGCTACCTCCGTGCGTTCCGCTACAATCTGGCCTGCGAGTTTGCGCCGGAGTTCGGCATCGAGCCGCCGCCTACGGTGTCGCGCATTGCAATGGCGTCCAAGCGCAACCTGAAGCGCATCAACAACCCTGACGACATCATGGCGCTGCCCTACAGCATCGTCGGTACACGCCAAAGATTTAATATTTTTGCAGGAAACTACTAATGCAGACGCCCATCCTTGGCTCTGCGTACGTAGCCCGCAGCGTCAACGCTGCGGACAACCGTATGGTCAATCTCTTTCCAGAGATCGTACCCGAAGGCGGCAAGCAGCCTGCGTTCCTCCAACGCGCCCCCGGCCTGCGTCGACTGGCGACGGTGGGCCTTGGTCCTATCAGAGGACTGCATGCCTACGGCAGCTACGCCTACGTCGTGTCGGGCAACGAACTGTACCGCATGGACCCAGCGTACAACACCGTGCTGCTTGGTACGGTCGCCAACGACGGCCCGGTGTCGATGGCCGACAACGGCATCCAGCTCTTTATCGCGTGCGGTGGCCCCAGCTACATCTACAACAACAGCACGCTGGCGTTTGGAGCCATCACCGACCCGGACTTTCCCGGCGCGCTAACCGTCTCGTATCTGGACGGATACTTCGTCTTCATTGAACCCAACAGCCAAAAGGTGTGGGTCACGCAGCTTCTGGACGGCACGTCAATTGATCCGCTGGACTTTGCCAGCGCCGAAGGCGACCCGGATGGCCTGATCTCGTCGATTGTGGATCATTCCGAAGTGTGGCTTTTTGGCACCAACTCGGTCGAGGTATGGTACAATTCCGGTGCGGCCGCGTTCCCGCTCCAACGCATCCAAGGCGCGTTCAACGAGATCGGTTGCGCTGCGACGTTCTCGGTCGCCAAGCTCGACAACGCCCTGTTCTGGCTGGGCGCTGACGCGCGCGGCAAAGGTATCGTCTACCGCGCCAACGGCTACACGGGCGTGCGCGTCAGCACGCACGCGGTCGAGTGGCAAATCCAGCAATACCCCAACATCGCCGACGCTACGGCCTACACCTACCAGCAGGACGGCCACGCCTTCTACGTGCTGTCGTTCCCGTCCGCCAACGCGACGTGGGTCTACGATGTAGCTACACAGGCGTGGCATGAGCGGGCGGGCTTTAACGATGGGGCCTTCACCCGCCAGCGGGCGTCCATGCAGATGTTCTTCAGCGACGAGACCATCGTAGGCGACTACCAGAACGGCAAGCTCTACGCTTACGATCTGACGCTCTACGCCGACGACGACCAGACGCAGCGGTGGCTGCGCTCGTGGCGGGCGCTGCCGACCGGCCAGAACAACCTCAAGCGTGTGGCTAACCACACGTTGCAGCTCGACTGCGAGTCGGGCGTGGGCCTCAACAGCGGGCAGGGCAGCGACCCGCAGGTCATGATGCGCTTCTCGGACGACGGCGGGCATACCTGGAGCCGCGAGCGTTGGTCCTCGATGGGGGCCATCGGCGAGTACGGCAAGCGCGTGTTCTGGCGCAGGCTGGGCATGACGCTGAAGATCCGCGACCGCGTGTACGAGATATCCGGTACGGACCCGGTGCCGATCTACATCATGGGCGCGGAGCTGATCGCGAGCGGCACCAATGCTTAACGACAGCCAGATCCCGGCACCGCGCGTCCCGATAACCGAGAAGGAAGGCGGGCTAATCACCCGCGAGTGGTTCCGGTTCTTCAACTTCGTCTACGAGCAGATCGTGCGGCTAACCTCGTTTGCCTACGGGACGTTCAGCGGGTTTGAGACGACGACGTGGGTGTCGAACACCACCACGCAGGTGTCCATCACGGACACCGCGCTGAGCAGCGGTGTGTCGGTGGCATCGTCGCAGGTGACGGTCGCCAACGCCGGGCTGTATTCCATCAACGCCTCGTTCCAGCTCTACAACCTCAACACTACGACGGCGTACACCATCGCCCTGTGGGCGCGCGTCAGCGGCGTGGACGTGCCAGGCTCCCTGCGCTACGTCACCGTGTTCGGACCGGGCAGCAGCGCGCAGGCGTACAGCACCCACACCCTTGACCTTACGTTGCAACTTCCGGCCGCAGCGTATATAGAATTTTACGGTAATTCCTTCGGCGGGGTAGCGCAGCTTCGTACGATTGCTGCTAACACGACCATAACCGCGCCGTCTGCCGCCAGCATCCTTCTGAACGTGACCCAGATAGCATAGGACGGACACATGACCTCTTACAATTTGTCATCCTTCGCTGGCGCTGGAGCGCAGTTCTTCGACGACAACGGCAACCCGCTGACCGGCGGCAAGGTCTACACCTACGCGGCGGGCACGACCACGCCAGCGGCCACCTACACAACCTCAACCGGTGCGGTCGCCAACACGAACCCGATCATCTTGGACGCCGCAGGGCGCACGGCCAACGAGACTTGGCTGGTGGCCGGGTCGCTCTACAAGTTCATTGTTAAGACTTCAACGGACGTGCTGGTCGGCACCTACGACGGCCTTCCAGCCATCAACGACCCCTACAGCATCAACTCGCTGCTGGGCAGCGTCACAGGCACGAACGCCATCGCAGCGGTGGCGACGCCGTCCCTCACCGCCTACGCAGCGGGCGCGACGTACGCCTTTATCGCGGCCAACAGCAACACGGCGGCCGCAACGCTCAGCATTGATGGGCTTGCGGCCAAGTCGATCACCAAGAACGGCAGCGCGACGCTGACGGCTGGCGACATCCAGATCGGCAAGCTGACATGGGTGCAGTACGACGGCACGACGTTTCAGCTCATCAACAATATCATCTACGGTGGCTCCATCACCAACGGCAACATCGTCAGCCTGTCCACGCCGCTCGGCGCGGCCAGTGGCGGCACGGGGCGGTCTACGCTCACGGCCAATTCGGTCCTTGTGGGAAACGGTATCTCAACCGTGCAATTGATCGCGCCCGGTACAGCCAAGAACGTTTTGACCAGCGATGGCACGACGTGGGCAAGCACGGCTCCGGTTATTGCAGCCCCGACCGTAATCGGGCAGGTGCCGTTTAGCACGGACGGGTCCACCTACACGGCGACAGCCAAAATTGTGGCCGCAACAGCCATCACGGTGTCGGGCACAACCGTTGATTTTACGGCCATCCCGACGTGGGTTAAGCGCGTCACGGTCATATTGTCCGGCGTGTCTACAAACGGTTCTAGCGAAGTTCTGTTGCAGATCGGCGCGGGTTCAGTCGTTACCAGCGGGTACGCCAGTGGCACTGGCAGCGTTGACTCCGGGGGCACAGCAGCTAACGTAAGCACAGCGGGGTTTACTTTAGGGTCCCGCAATGCGGATCTTAACTCAACACGGCAAGGGTCGGTAATTTTGCACAATGTGACTGGGACCACATGGGTGGCAACTGTTGCGTTTGGCTCGTCCAATGGTACCGGCGCGGGGTGCGTTGGCGGCGGCACACTGGCGCTTAGCGGCGCGCTTGACCGCGTACGCCTTACGACGGCGGGCGGCGTTAATACGTTTGACGCCGGTATCGTCAACATCTTTTACGAGTGAGCCCTGTGAAAAACTTCCTCAAGATCGCAGATGGTGTGGACGTTACCCCGGTCTTGCACGCGCTCATGGTCAATCCAGACCTGTGGGACGAGAACACGCTCCGCACGACGCACGCCGAGACGGCGCACGCAGCCGCCAGCGACATTTGGCTCATGTTCAACGACGCGTCTGGCGAGATCGTCAACGACATCCAGGTGCAGCCGTACCGCGCGTGGGACGTTCTCAAGCCGCTGCGGGCACTCATTCTGGACCTGATCCACCGCGTCAACGGTGTGCAGCTTGGCCGCTGCATTGTCACGCGCCTGCCGCCGGGGGCGGTTATCACGCCGCACGTGGACTCCGGCGCGCCCGCGACGTTCTACACCCGCTACCAGATCGCGCTCCAGAGTCTGCCCGGCGCGCTGTTCAATATTGAAGACGAGACGGTGAACTTCCGCTCCGGCGACATTTGGCTCATTAACAACAAGGCCGAACACTCCGTGGTGAACAACAGCGCCGACGACCGGATCGTCTGCATCGTGGACATTCGGAGCGCATGATGCTGACCACCCAAGTTGAGCCGTGGTCTGAGTTCGTCGTGGAGGTCCAGCCGCTCTTCCCGCAGCACTGGGAGGAGCTGGCGCTCAACAAGGACAAAGTTCCGCTCGCGCCGCAGTATCACGTGTACGCCGCCCGCGAGGCCGCTGGCGAACTGATGGTCATAACCCTGCGTGACAAAGGGCGGCTAGTAGGCTATTTTGTCGGGATCGTCGCGCCCGGCTTGCATTACAGCACCTGTCTGACGCTGACGATGGACATCTTCTGGACCCACCCAGACATTCGGGGCGGGTTTGCGGGCGTAAAATTGTTCCGGGCGGTTGAAAAAGAAGCGAAAAGGCGAGGCGTGCAACGCATGTTCTACGGCTCCAAGCTTCACAAAGACTGCGGCAGTCTGTTCCGGTATCTGGGCTTGGAGCCTATCGAGACGTACTATTCCAAATGGATAGGGGCTTAAAATGGTCGCAGTCGCAATTGCCGGAGCAGGACTAGTCGGCGCTGGCGCGTCCATCTACAGCTCAAGCAAAGCCGCTGACGCGCAGAAGGCGGGCATTGACGCCTCCGCTGCTGTGCAGCGGGAGATGTTTGACAAGCAAACGGCGCTTCAGGAACCGTTCCGTCAGGGCGGCATGACGGCGCAGAACCAGCTTATGACCCTGCTGGGCCTCAACCCCGGCGGGGGCTCTGGCGTTACGGTCAACCCAAACGATCCCAATTTTGGCAAGTATGCCAAAGACTTTAGCATGGCCGACTATCAGGCAGACCCCGGCTACGCCTTTCGTCTGTCGGAAGGCATGAAGGGTTTGCAAAACTCGGCAGCCGCAAAAGGTCTGCTGTCGTCCGGTTCGACGTTGAAAGGCATCACGGACTACGGTCAGAACATGGCAAGCCAAGAGTACGGCAACGCCTACAACCGCTACCAGACCAACCGCGCCAACCAGCTCAACCCGCTCCAGAGCCTCATGGGGTCTGGACAAACTGCCGCTAACACGCTGACGAACGCAGCGGGCAACTTGGGGCAGGGGCTGGGGCAAGCTGCGGCCGCGACGGGCGCAGCAAACGCCTCGGCGTACATGAATACCGGGAACGCGCTGTCGAACGCGTTGAGCGGCGGTTTGAACGCGTACATGGGCTATAACAATATGCAGGCTTACAAAGACCGAACTGCGGCAATGGCTAGGCAATGAGGGTCTGACCAATGGTTGATTACAATATCGCGATCCCGCAGCAGCAGCTTTTTCAGGCTCCTGACTTTACGCAGAATGCCATGCGTATGCAGCAAGCGCAGTTGCAGGAAATGCAAATGCAGGCGCTTGCGCGCAAAAACGCCGCCGCCAGAAACACACAGCAGCTATTTGCGGACCCTAATTTTAGGCTTGATGACCCCGCGTCCATCAATAGATTAGGTCAAGCCGGTGGGGTTAAAGACGCCACCGCCGCGTTAGTTGCCGTTCGGCAAGCGCAAAAGTTAGAGCGGGACACGGCCAGTACTAACGCTAGTCTTGCGCAAACCTATCAAGCAATGGGCGAGGCGGCATATACAAACGCACAAAATCGTTTGGCGGCTATTCCTCCGGGTGACGCGCGGTCTTACGCAAGCTGGCTTGAGGTGCATGGCCCAGCCTATAAAGCCAATGGTGTAAATCTTCCCACGCCGGAACAATGGGCGCAAGACCCAACAGGTAAACTTCAAGGCCATATGGTTGCTACGTCCCAGTCTGTTCGGGAAAGTATGAAGCCTCAACTTACCACAATTGGCGGCGTGCCCGCCGAATACACGCCCGGCAAGGGCGCAAAAGAACTTGGCATAACCCCGTTTGCACCGCAAGGTGCGGATACCGGCGCTGGAGCGGGTACTGGCCCGGCTACGGCGGCTATGAACCCTGACCGGCTTGCAGCCATGCAAGCTACGCAAGCGCGTCTTGGTCTTCCTCCTATGCAGCCCAGCGCAGCCGGGGCTAATGCTGCGGTCAACAACATGCCCGGCGCGGCTGCGCCAGCGGTGGGCAATGCTATGGTTGCGCCGCCAACAACAGAAGCGGGAGCAAAAAACACTTTACGCGCTGCCCCGATAGGCGCAGGCGAGTTTATCCAACAGCAAGAAGCGCAAAAGGAACAACGTAAAGCGCAGATTGCGCAAGAAGCCGCGCAGATACTTACCCCCGTTCAAGAGCAGAAAATGCGCACGGATGTAGGCGAAGCCCGCGCCAACGCCGGGGAGTCTATGGCGACGCTTCAGGAAACGCTTCGCGCGGCCAAAGATGTTTTGGCGTTGCCTGAAGAGGCTAAAAACGCAATTTCTGGCTACACGGGAAAATATACGCCTAACCTCAGCGCGTCAGCAAAAGACGCGCAAACAAAATTTAACGACGTTGTTGGTCAGATAACCGCGATGTCCAAAGCCAGCGCAGGGTCTATCGGCAGCATGGCGGTTCAAGAATGGAAAATCTTGGCCGACCAAGTCGCGTCCTTGGATCTTACGAATATGGACGCAAAAACGCTTGATAGGCAGATGAAGATCATCGTCAATCGAGCCGAAGGTCTTATGAACCGTACGCGGTCCAATTACACAAACACGTACGGGCCTTTGATGGAAAAATATAAAGGCCAGTTTGACCTCCCCGCACCTACTCCGTCTATCGCCATAGGTATTGATCCCCGCGCGATTGAGAAGTTGCGCAACGATCCGTCTATGGCTAAGGCTTTTGATGAGCATTTTGGCCGTCCTGGCGCTGCCGCAGCAATTCTGGGGAAATAAATGGCAAACCCTTTTGCTGAATTTGAAGTTCCGGCTGGCCCGCGCAAAGCTGTGGGCGGGCGCGAAGCCGCGCCAAGTTCCGCAAACCCTTTTGCTGAATTTGAAGTTCCGAAAGCCCCGTCTAACGAACGCACTTTGACCGGTGCGGCGTTAGAAGGCGTGAAAGCGTTGCCGGGCGACATCGTGCATATGGCGGGGGGTCTTCTGGACGTGGCGGCTGGCGTGCCGCGCGCTGCGGCCAAGGCCGTGCTGCCCGCGCAAATGTTCTCCGCGATAGACACCTCAGTGGGTGCGCCGGGCGCGGGTGAGCGCGCCACTAACGCGTTCAACACCGTTGCCCGCGATCTTCCGCAGGGGCTGTTCACTAAAGCCGCTGAGGCTGTGCTTCCCGCCCATACGTTGGCGTTTAGCCGCGCAATAGCGCCTTTTGCAGAGCAAGCCAATCCCGAATTGCAAGCCCGTGCCAAAGCGACGGCGGATGCGTTCATTGACTCATACGCGGCGTATGGCGACAAGCAGAAATTCTTGGAGAAGCTGGCTACGCAGCCGACTTCGGTTCTGGCTGACTTGTCCCTTGGGCTTGGCTTGGGCGCTAAGGTTGCGCCCGCTGGGCGCATAGCCGAGGCGCTCGAACGCGCGAGCGTGCTTACAGACCCCATCCGAGGCACCGCAAACGCGCTGCAAGTTACCGGGAACGCCTTGGCGCGTCCGGTCACGGCTGTGTCTAACTTGTTTACGCCTAGCGCCAACATGCTTGTTCCGGCTTTGGAAGGTCGCGGCGCGGCGTACGTCAATGCGCTTCGCGGCGAAGGTAACGTCATTGTGCCCGGCAGCAAGCCTACAGCCGCCGAAGTGTTGGCGGGCGCAGGCGTCAGCGGCACGCAGTTCCCTGCGTTGCAGCAGCGGCTGCTTAAAGAAAATATGCCTACAGCCGCAGCGGAATTGGAAGCCGCGCAGACCGCCGCTCGTCAGCAGTCTATTGGTTCTATCGCTGAGACGCCCGCTAACCTTGAACAGGCCCGCACGACACGCGCGGCCAACGCCAAGGCTAATTACGAAGGGCCAATGGCCGTTGAAGTTACGGCGGATGAAAAGCTCGCCCGTATGCTTCAGACGCCTGCTATGCAGGACGCCGTCAGAACGGCGCAAAAAAACGCCGCGAATGAGCAACGGCTGTTCAAAACAGGCGAAGACGTTCCGGCGCAGACTGTTACATCCACGGTTATGGGGCCGGATGGCAAGCCCCTTACCCGTGAAGCGCCAGCGGCATTTGCGACATATCCCGGCCAAAGCTTGCACGACATCAAGCTCGCGCTAGACGAAATGATAAAATCCTCGCCGGGTGTTACGGCGGCGGAAAGGGCCGAACAAAGGACTATTAAATCCGTCCGCGATCAATTTGTCGGGTGGATGGAGAACAAATTACCGGGCTACAAGACCGCGCGGGAAACTTTTGCCGCTGAAAGCAAGCCGATCAACGTCATGGAAGTCGGTAAGGTGCTTGAGCAGGCGCTCACTAGCCCGCTCAACGAAGGCGTCAGTCGTCCGGGTGTGTTCGCTACTGCGGTTCGCAACGCCCCCGCTACCATCAAGAAGGCCACAGGCGACACACGGTTCCAGACGTTATCCGACACGCTTGAGGCTGGGGACAGCCAAAAAGTGTCCAACATCTTGCAAGACCTCGCGCGGACGGATGAGTATAAGCGTCTAGCCCAGCGCGGGGCGGAGCAAGCGAAAACCTTGGAGGCGGGCAACATCCCACGTACGCCTGCTTTCTTTAGCTGGATCGCAACGGCGGCGAATAAGATCGCGGGCGCGCTGGAAGGGCGCATCCAGAGCGCAACGGCTATACGTTTGGCAGAAGCCATGCTTGACCCGGCGACCGCCGCGACTGCTATTGAAAAAGCTATGGCTACAAAAGCAAATACGGCAGCACGCGGCGCTGCGGTACGTGCGCCGTTTAACGCGGCGGCGGAAGCCGCCCGTGCAGCAGCACCTTACGGCTCGCCCATATTGACGATTAACCGGCTCGCGCCGCCCCAAGATAACCGCAACTCAATGGCCCGGTGACATGGAACCTCAGACGCTTATCAATATCGCCGGAGGCATCACCCTCTCGGTCGTGGGCTGGTTAGCCCGCGAGCTGTGGGGCGCGGTCAAGGACTTGCGCGAGGACATCCACCGGATCGAGGTCGATCTGCCCAAGACCTACGTCCCCCGCGCGGACCTCGACGCGCGGATGAAACGCATTGAAGACATGCTTCAACGTATTGATGACAAGCTAGACGCAAAGGCGGACAAATAATGGCATTCGGCATCGACGACGCCATCGCGGCAGCGCTCAAGGTCCTCGACAAGTTCGTCCCAGATCCGCAGGCCAAGGCCAAGGCGGAGGGCGAGCTGCGCTCCAGCCTTCAGGCGTGGGACAAGGGCCAGACCGATGTCAACGTCGTCGAGGCTGCCAATTCGAACCTGTTCGTGTCGGGCTGGCGTCCGTTCATCGGCTGGGTGTGCGGCGCTGCGCTGGCTTACCAGTACGTTGCAGCGCCTCTGCTGATGTGGGTAGCCACCAGCCTGCATATCGCGCTGGCGGCCCCTCCCAAGCTCGATGGGATGCTGTGGGAGCTGGTCTTCGCCCTACTCGGAATGGGCGGGCTTCGCACGCTGGAGAAGGTCAAGGGAGTGGCGTCCAAATGAAGTCCAACTTCGACCGTTCCTTGAAGCTGATGCTCGCGCATGAGGGCGGCTACGTCTGCAATCCGAAAGATCCTGGAGGCATGACAAACCTCGGCGTCACCAAGGCGACGTGGGAGTCCTACGTGGACCACGACGTGAGCGAGGCCGAGATGCGGGCGCTGACGCCCGCCAAGGTCGCGCCGCTGTACAAGGAACGGTACTGGGACGCCGTGCGTGGCGATGACCTGCCAGCAGGCGTGGATTTCGCCATGTTCGACTTCGCGGTGAACTCCGGCCCCGTGCGCGCCATCAGGACGCTGCAATCGTCGCTGGCGGTCCCGACAGACGGCATGATCGGCCCGCGCACGTTGAAGGCCGTCAGCATGATCGAGCCGGGCGTCGTCATCGACAACCTGTGCCGCGAGCGTGTGCAGTTCTTGGCCCGGCTCTCGACCTACAAGACCTTCGGGCGCGGCTGGATACGCCGCGTCAACGAGGTGGAAGTGCAGGCTAGGGAGATGGCAAAATGAACTGGATGGAACAGTTATTCGGTTCATCAACGCCGCAGAACAAGATGCTGGACGTTCCAAAGCGTCCGGTAGGCTGGACCACGCCGGAAGAACTGGCGAACGCAAAACAATACGACTCGGCTTACGGCGACCGTTCAGCGGCGTTTTTTCAGCCCGGCACGCGGATGCGTATGCCTAAAGATTTTATGGAAATGCGGTCTGCGTTTAACAACGACGCGGTCGGAAAACTTGGGCTGCAAGCTATAGACCCTGCAATGGCAGACCGCCTTTATTCAGCTTGGCTCGCGGCGCAGTCCAGCCCCACGGCAGCGGTCGGGTACGACCCACGTCAGTTTGTAACCGCGCCGCCAGCGGTCACGCAAGGCAGGCAACTCAGTCTGGGCGGAACGTATACGCCCAGCACAGACCAGATCATGTCCACCGGCCAACACGATAGCACGCTTGTGCATGAGTCCATTCACCGAGGCGTGCAGAAATTGCGCGACGCAGGCATGATGCCCGACAGCGCTAAGGCGTATTCGGAAGAAATCCTTACGCGCGCGTTAATGCAGAAATATTTCGGAGGCGTAGAACAAGGCCGTGGCGACGCGGGCGACCAACAAGTCGCGGAAGGTAAACGCTTCACCGAGAACCCCATCGGTAAATCGGTCCTCAACGACATTGAAAACGCGTCTTCCAAATTGTACGCTAGCGCCCGCCCGCGTGGCGGCCCCCGCTAAGGAGATGGCTGCGCGGCCCGGAGCGTAGCGAGCAGCTCGTCACGCTCGCGCGTGGCCCGCAGGGCCGTGAACCGCTGATGCAGGCGGACCACGACAGTGCCCCGGCGCATCCCGACCAGTTCGTCATGCAGCAACTGCTGGACCGCCGCCTCCGACAGCGACGGCAGCTTCTTATTGAGGGTTCGCCAATTCATTGTCATTTGTTCCTCGCAAAATCGCCATGCAGTTGAAGTCTAGCGCGCGCAGCCATAGCTTCTGCGTCGGCTAAAGAGCTAAACGCGCCGTAATAGTATGATACCCCATCGCAAAGCAGCGATACTTTCCATTTTCCTATCGCTTTACACAGCGAAACGTTTTTTACGCCGGACGAATTATTCACGCTTATCTTTCTGTTAAAACCATTCGTGCTGTTGTTTGCTGCTCTCAAATTTTCGATGTCGTTGTTTAACGGATTACCGTCTATATGGTCTACTCGTTTTGGGATGTATCCGTGAAACATTAAAAACACAATCCGATGTACTCCGTAAACTTTTTTTCGGATGCCAACTTCGCGGTATCCGTTGCCGTGTACGCAGCCCGCTTCAGCGCCTATTTTTGTGCGGGGGTTAGGCGATATCAACCAATACAATTTGCCTTGGTCGTACCGCCAAAGTTGGCGCGCTTCGTCTTGGGTCATGCTTTCAGTTCCTCTAGGGCTATGTCCGAGATCGCGCGCTTGTCGCGCAGGGCGGACCAGATCCGTTCGTCGATAGTCTTATTACAAAGCAGCAGATAACACCAGACCGGTTGCGTCTGCCCGCCCCGGTGCAGGCGTCCGACCGTCTGCTCGTACAGCTCCAACGACCACGGCAGCGACACGAAGACGATCTTGTTGCCGCCGTGTTGCAGATTGAGACCGTGGCCCGCCGACTTGGGGTGGATCAGCAGCAGCTCAATCTGGCCCGCGTTCCAGCGTTCAATGGCGCGGGCGTCGTCAATCGTCTGGGCGTGCGGGAACCGGCGGCGCAGCTCGGCCAGCTCCTCCTTGTAGTTGTAGACGACGATGGTGTTGGCCCGCTGGTTCTCGTCCAGCAGCTCAACCAGCCGGTCGAACTTGTGGCCGCTGATCCAGATCGCGCGCTTGTCCACGTCAAATTTGCCCGGCCTGTCGCTGGCGGTTGAGGTGCTGTGGTAGACGAACCCGGAGGCCATCTGCTGGAGCTTGCTGGTCACGGCGGCCGCGTTGGCCGCGATGACCTGCGCCGATCCTAGCTCCAGCATCAGGTCGCGCTTCATGACGTTGTAAGGCCTGATGTCGGTCATGTCGCACGCCAGCTCGACCGTGTGGAGCGGCGGCAGCTTGTCGGCGTACACACCAGGCTCCAGCACGAACGTGGCGGGCTTGATCGTCGCCATGATCTGCTCCAACGATCCCTTGCGTGGCGACCACTCGCCGAAGTCGCGGTTGATGCAGACGAAGTAGCGTTGCAGGAACGCGCCCTTGGACCGGCCCAGCAGCGCCTGATCGACGATCTTGCACTGCCCGAACACGTCCTCCAGACCGTTGGACGTGAACGACCCGGTCAAGCCCCAACGGTAGCGCACGCCCTTGAGGAGCTTCTCCAGCGCCTTGAACCGCTTTCCGCTGGGGTTCTTGACGCGCGTCAGCTCGTCGAACACCACGCCGTCGAAGCGGGCCATGTCGGCGTCGGTGAGCGTCTGGATGTTGTCGTAGTTCATCACAACCACATCGGCGTCGGACGCTAACGCCGCCGCCCGCTGTGCCGGTGTGCCGACCGCCAGCGCCATCGTCAGCCCCGCCGCCCACTTGGGCCGCTCGACCGGCCACACGTCGGTGCAGACCCGCTTGGGCGCGAGGATCAGCCAGCGCCGGGCGTAGCCGTCCGACACCGCCGCCGCCAGCGCGGTCAGCGTGATGGCGGTCTTGCCCGCGCCGACCGGCGCGAGGATCATGGCGGTGTCGTGCTCGAACAGGAAGTCTGCCGCGTCGTCTTGGTACGGTCTGAGCTTCAGCATCCCGTCTCCCGCGCCCACTCGTTGATCTCTTCGCGCGACCACAGGCAGGCGTAGTCCTGCCCCAACGCCAGCATGTCAGCGGCAAACTTTGTCTGGAGCGGTGCCAGCCGCCCGCCCTTCTTCTTAAGCTCCACAAACCACGTCTGGCCGTTGGGCAGGCACGCCACCTGATCCGACACGCCGCGCAGCGTGGGCGACTTGAACTTGTACGTCCGCCCACCCATGCGGGCGACCGTCCAGATGAAATACGCCTCGATTTCTTTCTCAAGCATTTTTCTGCTCCCGTTGCAAAAAAAGGTATTGCATGACTGCAAAAGATTGTCTAGTGTCCGGCTTGTTAAAAACACGAAAGGTTCACGAATGGCCCAACACTCCACTATCGTCGGCGGCTCCACAGCCAAGCGCGTCATGGCCTGCCCCGGCTCGGTCAAGCTTGTCCAGCAGATGCCAGAGAAGCCGTCTAGCAAATATGCGGACGAGGGCACGCTGCTCCACAACGTCATCGCGGAGATCCTGACGACCGACCGCACGCCTGAGAGCTACCTCGGCACGGTCTACGAGGGTATCACGCTTGACCAAGACCTGATCGACGCCAAGCTGCGCCCGGCGCTGGACGCGCTGAACGAGATCGACCCCAACAAAGAGATGGAATACGCCGTTGAGCAGGTCGTCGGCTTCGACACCGCGCTGCCGGGCGTGTTCGGCTCCGCCGACCTGATCGGACGGCTGGGCAACCGCGCCATCGTCCTCGATTGGAAGTTTGGCTCCGGTGTCGCCGTGGACGTGGAAGAGAACGCGCAGGCGATGTTCTACGCCGCTGCCGCCATGCGCACGCCCGCCACGATGTGGGCGTTCCAAGGCGTGACCGAGATCGAGTGCATCATCGTGCAGCCGCCCAGTGTCAAGCGGTGGGTGACGTACCCGTCACGCATCGCGTCGTTCGAACGCGAGCTGGTCCTCGCCGTGCGCGGCGCGATGCTCTCCGACGCCCCGCTCTCGTCTGGCGACCACTGCCGGTGGTGCGCGGCCAAGCCAATCTGCCCGGTCATGACCGGAGCTGTGGATAGAGCGCTAAAAAATAAGTTGCATGCCATAGACGCGGCGCAGATTGGTGTCTATCTTAAGCAGGCTGAACTGCTAGAGGCATGGATCAGCGGCGTGAACGAGCTCGCGTATCAGATGCTTGATGAAGGTCTGTCGGTGCCAGGCTACAAGCTGGTGCCGAAGCGCTCGGCGCGCAAGTGGATCGACGACGAGGTGGCGCTGTCGGCGCTGGAGCGTCTCGGTCTGACTACAGAGGAATTGGTGGAGACTTCGGTCGTCAGTCCGGCGAAGGCGGAGAAGCTGCTCAAGAAGCAGAAGCTCCCGCTGCCTGCTGACCTCGTCGTGTCTATCTCAACGGGCAACACTCTGGCAACCGAGGATGATCCTCGCCCGGCAGTGTCGCAGATCGGTAAGCAGCTTGCTGCCGCTCTTGGTAAACTTATCTAAAGGAACACACGAATGTCAAATCTCACTGTTTTCGGCAACGCTAACCTTCCCTCCGCCGCCTCGCTGGCGGACTCCCTGCGCGGCATCAAGACCGGCGTGTCTGATGCTGGTGGCAGCGTCATCCTCAAGATGGACAAGACCGGACACTGGGTGTTCGGCGCTGACCAGACCGAAATTGAGGACGGCGCAACTTGGGCCATCAACCCGTTCTCGTTCGTCCACGGCTTTATTGCTTGGGGCGAGGGTGACGTGCTGGGCGAGAAGATGGTGCCGGTGTCGTCGCCGCTGCCAGAGCTTGACGCCGCCCCGGCGGGTGCCAAGCGTGGCTGGGAGACGCAGGTCGGCATGTCGCTGAAGTGCGTGTCCGGTGATGACAAGGACATGGAAGCTCGCTACACGGTCACGTCCGTAGGCGGCAAGCGTGCTGTGCAGGCGCTGGCGCTCGCCATCGCCAGCCAGGTCGAGAAGGACCAGACGAAACCGGTCCCGGTTGTTCGTCTGAAGAAAGAGCACTATATGCACAAGTCCTATGGCCGCATCTACACCCCGGTGTTTGACATCGTGGAGTGGATGGGCATGGATGGTGGTTCGACCGAAGCAGACGCGCCTCCCGTCGCTGACGCTCCGGCTGAAGCTCCCGCTGATTCGCGTCGCCGTCGCCGCGCGTAAGGGAGAGTGAAAGCGGGCGCTGCTGCCCCTCCCCCAGCAGCGCCCGCGAGTAACTGAGAAAAATCATGACAACACTCTGGCTTGACTTCGAGACGCGCAGCCGCTGCGACCTTCGCTCGCGCGGCGTCTACAATTACGCGCAGGACCGTTCCACGTCCGTGCTGTGCATGTCCTACGCCTTTGACGACGACGAAGTCGTCACATGGACGCCCGACCAGCCGTTTCCGCGACGCGTTGCGGAACACACAGGCCAGATCAGAGCACACAACGCCGCCTTCGAGCGGCTTATCTTTTGGTTCGTCCTCTGCCCCGACCAAGGCATCCGCGAGCCGTCGCTGTCGCAGTTCTACTGCACCGCGACGCAAGCCCGCGCCAACTGCGCGCCCGGCTCGCTGGAGGACGTGGGCCGGTTCAGCGGCGCGACCATGAAGAAGGACCATCGCGGGTCGCAACTGATCCGCCTGCTGTCGGTTCCCCGCGCTGACGGGACGTTCAACGACGATCCGGCGCTGATGGCCGAGATGGTGGCCTATTGCGAGCAGGACGTGCGCGCCATGCGCGCCATCAGCCGCAGCCTGCGCGACCTGTCGCCCGAAGAGCTGGCTGACTACCACGTCAACGAGCGCATCAACGACCGGGGCGTGCGCGTCGATCTGGCGCTGTGCAACGCGGCGGTCAAGTACGCCAGCGACGAGTTGGTGGAGATCCAGCAGATCGTGGCCGAGGTGACGCAGGGTGCCATCACCAGCGTGCGCAGCCCGAAGATGCGTCAGTGGGTGCAAGACCGTGTCGGTCCTGAGGCGCTGAAGCTGATGAGCGTCCACAAGGACGGCGTCGAGAAGATGTCCATCGACAAGAACGTCCGCGCCAACCTGCTGACGTTTGCCAGCGAAAACCCCGACGAGGTGCCGCCCGACGTGGCCGAGGTGATCCAGTGCGCTGACGACCTGTGGGCGTCCAGCGTGGCGAAGTTCAGCCGCTTGGCTGCGCTGGCCGACGACGAGGACCACCGCGTCCGTGGCGCGTTCGTGTTCGCTGGCGGTGCTGCCACCGGGCGCGCGTCGTCCTACGGCGCGCAGGTCCACAATTTTGCGCGCAAGTGCGCCAAGGAGCCGACCGAGACGCGCGAGGCGATGGTGCGCGGTCACAAGATCGTGCCGCAGTACGGCCGCCGCGTGACCGACGTGCTGAAGGGTATGCTACGCCCCGCGCTGCTGGCGAGCGATGGCAACTGGCTCGCCGTGGCCGACTGGTCGTCCATCGAGGCGCGCGTCAATCCGTGGTTGTCGGGCCGTGGCGACGCCAAGCTGGAGCTGTTCCGCAGCGGCCGCGATGTCTACAAAGTCAACGCGATGGCGACGTTTCGTGTCGAGTTCGACGACGTGACGCCTGACCAACGTCAGGTTGGAAAAGTCCAAGAACTCGCCTGTGGCTTCGCTGGCGGTGTCGGCGCGTTCGCCGCGATGGGCCGCGTCTACGGTCTGGCGTTGCCAGAACCGGAGGCCAAGCGCATGGTGGACGGCTGGCGCAAGGCGAACACCTGGGCCTTGCCGTTCTGGCAGGATTTGGAGCAGGCGTATACGCGCGCCATGCGCCACAAGGGTCACGAGTTCACGGCTGGCCGGATTACCTACTTGTTCGACGGATCGCACCTCTGGTACGCTCTGCCTTCTGGCCGCGTGCTTTGCTATCCCTTCGCGCGGCTGGAGACCGAGGGCGTCACTTACGCCAAGGCGTCATGGAAACCCGCAGCAGATGCGAAGGAATGGCCCCGCGCCCGGCTCTGGAAGGGGCTGGCGTGCGAGAATGTGACGCAAGCGACGGCCAACGACCTGTTGCGCTATTCGCTGCGGATGCTGGACGCGGAGGGGTTCGAACCCGTGCTGCATGTCCACGACGAGATCGTCCTGGAGACGGACGACCCCGACCGTACGGTCGAGGCGATGAAGCGGATCATGTGCTCCACACCGACGTGGGCCGAGGGAATACCACTCGGCATAGAGGTGCACACGATGAGACGTTACGGGAAATAAACGGGGAGAACGGGTCACATGAGAGACTTTATCGAATTCATCCAAGGCTTGGCCGAACACGGCGAGACGCCGCTGCTGGTCAAGCAGAAGCCGGTCATGCACAACGGCAAGCAGGTGACGCACGGCGATGGGACGCTGAAATATACGTGGCCCGCATACCTGCCGACGCGCACGCCAAAGGCGGGCGAAGCTTGGTACATGAACACCGGATCGTTCATTGTTGACCGTTTCAGCGAAGGTCAGCCAAGCGCCAGCGCGTCCAATTGCGAGTACGTGCTGTGCCTGATGCTGGACGATGTCGGCACGAAGGCGAAGGCACCGCCGTTGCCGCCGACGTGGGTCATCGAGACCTCGCCGGGGTCGTTCCAGTGGGGCTACGCCTTCAGCGACCAGCCGACCAAGGGCGAATTTACCGCAGCAATCAAGGCGATTGCGGCCGCAGGTTACACCGACCCCGGCGCGACCAACGCCGTGCGGAACTTCCGCATTCCGGGTTCAACTAACCTTAAACCCGGACGCGATGGGTTCAAGGCTAGGCTCGTTTCCTTTAATCCCGAACGCGAGTTTACCTTGCCGGGAATCTGCGCCGCGCTTGGCGTGACGCCAGCCGAGGCCGACACGGCGCAGGGCGTGAGCTTCCGCCTGCGCGACACCGGCAAGGACAGCGTCTTGGAGTGGCTGAACGATCAAGGGCTGGTGCTGTCCAATGTCAACGCGGAGGGCTGGATGGGCGTCGTCTGCCCGAACAGCGCCCAGCATACGGACGGCCAGATCGAAGCGCGCTACAAGCCCCTTGACCGCTCGTTCTGCTGCTACCACGGCCATTGCGAGGACTTCAACAGCCGTGCGTTCTTGGGCTGGGTCTGCGATAATGGTGGGCCGCGCGTCAATCCTGGCCTGCGCGACGAGCTGCTGGCCGAACACATGAGCAACACGCTGTCCAAGCTGACGCCGACCGAGATGTTTTCCGACGATGCCGCGAAAGTGATCGCGGACGTGGAGCGCAAGGAGCTGGGCCGCGTCGAGAAGACCGACTGGTACGAACGCTTCGCCTACATCTTGGACGACGACTCGTTCTTCGACATCCGCGACTGTCGCGAGCTGGGCCGCACCACCTTTAACGCGATTTATCGCCACGTTCCCTGCCAGTCAATCCACAATGGGCGCAAAGTTGAGGCGTCAATCTGCTTCGACGAGAACCGCCAAGCCATGAACGCCCGGCTGCTGCGCGGTGTTACCTACGCCGCTGGCGAGGCCGTGCTGGTCGCGCGTGACGGCGAGGTGTACGGCAACCGCTGGCGCAACGCGCGGCCGGACGTATCGGGCGTGACGCCCGGTGACGTGACGCCGTGGCTGGACCACTGCCGACTGCTGGTGCCGGAGCCGGAGGAGCTGGAGCACACCCTCAACATGATGGCGTTCAAGATCCAGAACCCCGGCATCAAGATCAACCACGCCGCGCTGCACGGCGGTGACGAAGGCTGCGGCAAGGACAGCATGTGGGCACCGTTCATCTGGGCGGTGTGCGGCCCCAACTTGCGCAACCGTGGCTTGATCGACAACGACGCGCTGTCGTCGCAGTGGGGCTACCAGTTGGAGAGCGAGATCCTGATCCTTAACGAGCTGAAGGAGCCGGAGGCGGCGCAGCGCCGCGCGCTGGCGAACAAGCTGAAGCCCGTCATCGCCGCCCCGCCCGACATGATCGTCGTCAACCGCAAGGGCTTGCACCCCTACAACATGCTGAACCGCATGTTCGTCTTGGCGTTCACGAACGACCCGGTGCCGATCAGCATTCCCTCGCAGGACCGCCGCTGGTTCTGCCTCTGGTCTAACGCGCCCCGGATGGAACCGGCGGATGCTGACCGTTTGTGGACTTGGTACAAGGCCGGAGGGTTCGAAAAGGTCGCGGCGTGGATGCACGCCCGCGACGTGTCGAAGTTCAATCCGGCGGCCGCGCCGCCGTTCACCGAGTTCAAGGCGAACCTGGTTGAGCATGGCATGAGCATCGCGGAGAGCTTCCTTGTAGACCTGATCCGCGTCAAGGCTGGCGAGTTCTCGCGCGGCGTGATCGGCTCGCCGTTCTTCGCGCTCTGCGACCGTCTGGTCGCGTCCGCTCCGGCGGGCGTCAAGATCCCGCAGGCGGCGCTGCTGCACGCGCTCAAGGAGGCCGGGTGGGTGGACATGGGGCGGCTGGCGTCTGGCGCGCACATGACCAAGAAGCACGTCTTCGCCACGCCAGACATGGCGCGCAACCACAGCAAGTCGGAGCTGCGCAACATGCTGGAAGCGCCGCCCACGACGGGATTGAAGATCGTAAAATGAGAGCGCCGCCCCGGTTGATAGCCGGGGCGGTCGCCTAGTTTATCGTTTTGAGTTCCGCCGTCGATGGCGTTTTGATGGACGTGATGAGTTTCTGCATCATCAAGAGCGTCAACTCTTTTGTTTTTTTGTCCACTGATGTTTCGGAAAAATGCGCCAGCGTTACGAATGCAATGGCTCGTTGCGACACAATGTCGTTGAAGAACATTGGTTCGGAGTCGTCGATGTGGACCACGTTGTCGTTGTTGTCTTCATCCATTGGGCGCGTCCGTTCTTGGGGGTTCACGATAGAATGCCAAATGTCGATCCTTCAACAGATCCTGTATCGTTTGCTCCTGCGCCAAGATCACAAGATTTAGCGCGATCAACTCCTCTGCCATGCGAAATTCGGTCTGTGATCCGCTCCATTTATACCGGAACTCGTTCACAAGATCGTGAATAAGGCGTTCGTGCGGGTGTAGCCCCGGCATCAGGCATACAGCTCCTCAAGCTGCGCCATTGACGTGAACGTGTGGGACACGACGTGGCCGCCGCGCAGCTCCAGCTCGTACACGCCGTAGCTCCAGCCGGTCGTCGCCGTGCCAGCGTA